ATGTGATCCGCCGGATAACTTTTTAACTTGCTTGGCCAGAAACTTGTGTTTATAAATTTTTCAATCATTTGTAATTGTTCGTCGTTAAATGATTTTAACATCCTTTTCCCTGCACTGCAACCTAACAGCAACCACGGACTTATCTTTCCTTGCTGTATGTGTTGTACTGCTCGATTGGTGTTGACCAGTCTGAAGTAGTCAGACCATTGTGCATTCTGTTCAGTCGCCCAATCCATCATTGTTGCGATACTCCTTTGTAGGGCGGCCTCCACTGGTTCCGATTTCAGTGCTTCTATGAGATACAGTTCGTAAAGATCATCTCTAGACCAATGATCTAGTTTGACCTTTGACTGTAACACGTAATCAATATACTTGTCTGGGTACAATGGATTGATATGCATAATGAATCGACCAAACTTCACGAAAGCGTTGTAGTATGCACTCTTAACAAAGTCGTCATATGTCTTGGCTTTTGAATTGTGTTGATGTATCTGATAAAATCTTTGGAACACCATGAATGCATTCACCACCCACTTCTCATCTCTTTGAAGGTATCTTCTTTTAGGTTCACACAAATGTACTTGCAGTGTACGTTCCTTTGCAAACTCCTTGCCACAGTATGTGCATTTATTTGTCGATGCCATGAGCCTCTATCAGTTCCTCTAGTTCTCTGTCTGTTATGATCTTATCAAGTACCTCAAGGTCGGATTCTTTCATTGTGGGATATATCTGTTGTAGTTTCTTGAGACTCTTGTTGGGCACACGCTTCATTGGTTTTACCCATGGATGAAACTGCTGTTGTAATGATCCGCACATGGCAGTCAGTATCCATAGCAATTTCTTGTGTTTGCCTAGTGTGAAGCAATGCTTGTTGACACACTCGTTGACCATCTCTACGTAGTGTTCCACAAAGAACTGATCCTTCGAAGATGTGCTAGAAACATATCTCATCAGCATGTATGGTGAGTACAGGGATTTCTCCTTGTCATCGATCCTGTCGTAGTAGTCCTTGTTTCTGAAGTCAACGGCTTTTAATCCGTTCCTCAGATCAAAGAATTTTCTATTTTTTTCTGCCGGCATATCTTAATCCAAACATTGTGCATTCCTTTGCGTTTACAAATGTTAATTTTATTTTATTTTGCATGTGATTCATACCTGAAAGTTGGAATTTGTGTTTTTTAATAAAATCAAAGAAGTCATGCATCCAATCTTCGTCTCTCCAAACAGCAATCTTGTTGCTGGTTATCATTACCGGAGCGTCTATTGTAATTGTTTTCCTACCAGACGGAGCCATAGTCCACCTGTTCACACTGCCTTGAGATGTCCTTGACAAAGTAGGCACACATGGGCTTTGGTCCATTGTTCAAAGGTACTGCTAACATCTGTCCTGACTTAATCTTTGGAAAGTACCATTTTACTTCCGTGTAGATGTCAACCACATCTATTGGATAGAAATCAGGTTTTGGACTAGACAATGGATTGAATGTGAATGCATCAAAACCTCTGTCGTTGAGGCTAGTGATTGGTAACACGTGCATCTCCGATTGCCCTGCTTCTCCTATCAACATCTTCCAATCCAGTGGCATTTTAATTTTGCAATTTCCAATTTCTAACACAGCCGCCGGAGCATTAAAGCTCTCTAGGAATATCAACGGTATGTAGAAGAAATCAGGATTGGCAGGATCTGAGTTATCGAGAACTGCAAATCTTAGATTCTCATCTACCCATTCTGGGATCTTCTCTATGCTGTACGCACGGTCATCAAGTGTAAGGATTTTCATAATTTATCTTTTCTATATTATACGGGTAATTGGCCTCTTTGTAAAACTTTTTCCTTGCCCCCAGATGTCTTTTCGCAAACTTGCAACTGCTGGTAATATCCCAGATCTGTACACTGTCCTTGTCCTCAGCTTTTCTTATTCCACGTCCTATGCTCTGTATTACCCTTACAAATGACTTGCCTGGTTCTATGAGAACAAGATTAAAAATCCTAGGAATATTAATACCCACAGCGGCAACTCCATATGTGGCGATAATAACTTTATTTGTTGCAGTAGATATTTCATCGTATTGTTCCTTTCTATCTGTGTTTTTAGTTGATCCGGATACAAACACTGCGTTGTCGATCTGTTCTTCCAATATCTCACCTGCAGATATTCTATCCACAAGTATCAGTGTGTTTCCAGAAGTTGATATATCTTTAATTGTGTTTGCCACCCATTTCATTCTAGTTTTGTCTGTGGTCAGCCATTTTAATTCTTCGGCATAAGTTTTGAACTGTGGATGGTCCTGTGTTTGCAAAACGTTTACATGGCAGTTTGCTAGTACGCCCTTGTCTTGCAGTTCACTGGCCTGTATCCTGTTGGACACGTCACCTATGCTACATTTCAAACCCATGAATTCATAGTCTGCTTTTGGAACTGTACCTGTAAGTCCCCAACGTATGCCACAGTGTGCGAATGGACCTGTCAATAATCTTTTCAACACGTCTGCCTTAGCCATGTGTACTTCGTCTATTATGACTGTGTTAATGCCTTGTATGGCTTCTAGAAAATCTGTCGTATGTTCGTCTTTGCTTTTCTTTTCAAGCACATTCAATGATTGCCATGTTGCTATTGTGTTGAACCTGCCTAATTCTTTTCTGTCTCCGTAGTACACGCCTACATCTAGGTTACAAGCAAGGAAGTCTTCTTCTGTTTGTGTCACAAGGCTCTTGTTTGGGACGATGGTCAGTGTACGACCGTATGGTTCGACCAATTGGCACAAGGCCGCTGTAATGATTGTCTTACCTGCACCTGTGGCTATCTCTTGTATGCTCTGCGGATGCTCAATAAACTTGTTAATGGTCTCAACTTGATAGTCTCTTAATTCTATAGGTTGTCCTGCCGCTGGATGATTTTCAGGCCAGGATATGTGTGATAGATATGTTTTGTCCACTTCTTTGAATTCAAAGTTGTGTTTCTCTCTTTGATCAACCACGTCTATGTACACACCACCATCGTCCAGTATGGGCAGTATTTGATCTACTAGGTTTAGGTAAGTGGTGCCTCCTAATCCAAAGAATGAAACTTTACCGTCCCATCTCCCTAGTTTGACTGCTGGCAAATGTCTTGCGTATGGTATCTCATATTTGAATTTGTTTGATAATCTTTTACGCCATTCGAGAGATAGGTTCTCGAACTTCACGTTCACTTCGTCTTTTATTACTAATTTACAACTGCTCATTTTTAAAGTTTTATTATAATGTGATCATGCCAATCCCAACTACTCGGTTGGTGATCACTATAATACAACTTTTTTGGAAGATTTTCAAGCATTCTTTTCAGGTTGTCTGTGCCTGTAGCATAATAACCACCGCCCAGTGCGACCAAAGATGCTTTTGGCTTTATCTTGCTTTTTATTAGTGCTCTTGGTATCCTGTTTCTAACAAATATTATTTTGGTATTATCGCTTATAAGTTTGAACTGTTTACTCATTTGGTGTAGCTCGAATAAATTTTGAAAAAACTCCTGTGATGTATCGTTGTTGATCAAGGTGGTCCTTTCGCGTGCCATTCCATCCTTGTAATCTTTTGAATACATTGGTTCCTTTACATCGAATCCCCAAGAGCAATCATTCAATATGTCAATACCAAACGCCTTGAATGCATTTAGCCATTCCCAAAAGTCTTTCACATCGTCCTGCATGTGTATGTCACCACTCACAGGCATCATTAGTGGAAAACAATTCAATTCTAATAGTCCTTTGACAACCTCCTTTTTTGAAAAAGATTTTGAGTCAATCCATAATTTATGGTATTCATTATGTGCAATCTTGTGACCTATAGTTGTATTGGCCGGTACGCTGATGCCATCTGTACGTATGTTAAAATTTTTCAACGAGTCTACTTGCTCTAATGCTGTCTTGCCTTTCATGTTGGCATCCCAATACTCCTGCAGAGACTCGGGGGAGTTGTTCAACACAATCTCTCCACCCACTAATGCCGCAGTTGGTTTTCGATGTCCTATTATACCTTTCTTTATTTCTTCATAATCGTTAAGTAGACTGTCGTCGGTAAATTTGAAATCATACCTCACAGCTATTAGCGTAAGGTAGTAGGCAGTTACATCACTGTGCTGGAAGGTCCATCTCTTTTTCTCACCATCGTACAGTGCATACATACCAGGTAGGTCACGTTTGTCTTTCATGCAACGTATCAGTTGTATAACTTTTTTGTTGTAAGGAAATCTCATTTCAATCCTGTCAACATTGTCATCATCCGTGTACTTCTCTATTACTTTGTCAAAACTTATCACACGAAAATCGTCATCGTACTGTGGTTTATCTAGCAACTCTTTGATGTCCATGCCGTGTGTTTGGAACTTTGTAAGGTATCTCTTCAAGATTACTAGTGCTAA